ATGCGGGACATTCAACAGGTTTTGGGGCGTTGGGGCGTGTGGGCACGGGAAAGTTCTTCTCTGGGATATTCGCATATCGCCGCCGGTTTTAAAGGGTTGCTGCCGGGCAGTAGCAAACAGCAGGCTTCTTGCTGTGACGAGGACGGCTTGGTCGTTGATCGCGCTGTTGCTCACCTCCAGGCCCTACGTCAGCCGGAGGAGTTGGAACTGATCTTGCGTTACTACGTTTACGGGCAATCGAAGTCCGCCATCGCTCGCGGCTGGAAATGTTCGGAAGGCCGGGTAAGGCAACAGATGCAGGTGGCAGAAAGTTTTATCGAGGGTTGTCTGGTCAGCCAGAATATTCGTTTGGAAATGGATAGATAAACTATTATCGATAATAAAAAACAAAGGTTTTTTAAATTGAAGTAATTACCACCCCGCAATGCGGGGTCGTTTTGTTATTTTAAATTAATGGCGAAAAATAATTTAATAAAAATCTATTCGCTACGAGTTTTATCTAGTAAATTGATAGCGTGGTTATTTGATGTTTGGGTTTTTAATAATGCTTATGCCCTATGGATTTCGAGTTGCAGCTAGGCGACAAGCTTGCCCATCCCCAGGAGCTTACTATTGTAAGTGACTGGGGTGGGCAAGTGCAGGTAACAACGCTGCAGCTCGAAATACGACGGGTATATCAAAATAAACTTCTCGCTACGAAATATATCAGCTAGAGTGCTATTACTGGTTTAATCCAAGGTGATGCACTCTTATCAATATGGTTAAACCAGGAGGCGCCATGAGCACCTTGCGTATCAATGATTTTTTTGAGTCCAGGTTAACGGCCTGGGCTGAAGAGAATAATATTAAATACACCTTGGCTAATGTGACGTTTACGGCGGATGACGATCTTCATCTGGAACCGTTTATTGCTCCGGAACCTGCGGTGGCGTTAGGTATTTCCCAAGAGGTGCAGACCTACAGCGGGAATTATCAGGTTAATATTGTGATGAAAAAAGGGACCGGCGCGAAAACGGGCTATCAACTGGCGGAAGAGATAATTTCATTATTCCCCCGGGGGTTGGTGCTGGCGGACGATGCTTTTAACTGTTATGTCAATGCTGGCGGCAATATCCTGCCAGCGATTGCCAAAGATGAACTATATACTCTGCCGGTTACCATCGGTTATTGGGCCGGGTATTAATATACCCGTCGTCTTTCAAGCTGCAGCGTTGTTACCTGCACTATCCCACCCCAGTCACTTACTAAACGTAAGCTCCTGGGGATGAGATAGCTTGTCGCCTAGCTGCAGCTTGAAATCCATAGGGTATAAAGATGTATAACGTTGTAAACATCGCTGGGAGGGAACTCTCCAGCAAGTAAACCAAGCATACCGCCATCCGGCGGTTTTTTTATATCTGAAATTGGAGAATTACCATGGGTTTTGCATTACCAAATGGCGCCACCGTATTTGCTGGCGCGCCAACAGCACCAGGCGTAGTTACTACCGCAGTCAGCAATGCTAACGGCGCCGTATTTACCGTGGCCACCGGCCACACTCTGAAAGTGGGTGACATCGTGATGGTACGCTCCGGTTGGGGCCTGATCGACAGCCTGGTGGCCAAGATCACTGCCCAAGTGGATACCAGTATCACCATCGGTGCCATCAATACCACCGACGTGAGCTTCTTCCCGGCCGGTGGCGGCAAAGGCTCCTTGCAGAAGATCTCCAACTGGACGCAAATTCCTCAGATCACCGAGGTAGCGCAGTCTGGCGGCGATCAGCAATACGTGCAGGTGCAGTTCCTGGAAGACGATCGTCAGCGTAACCTGGCCACCTTTAAAGCGGCCAAAACGCAGACCTTTACCTTTGCGCACGATGCTTCTCAGCCGATCTACGGCCTGCTGCAGGATGCCGATCGCAATGGCGTCACGCTGGCGTTCTACATGCATGTGCCAAAAGCCAAGGAGCTGCGCTACTGGTCTGCGGTACCGGCTTTTGATCCGCAACCGACCACCGCGGTTAACCAGGTTGAAACCGTACAGGTGGCGCTGGCGGTGCAGTCTTGCGATATGACGTTCTATAAAGTGACTGCTTAAATAGTCCATCAACGAGCCCGATATTTTTCGGGCTCGATTTTTTTGCCGAATTATTTAACGATAGAGAGATAATCATGACCGAATTTAATCTGACACCGAATCCAACCTTTAAAGTCGACGTCAGCATTCCTCGCGCAGGTGACATTGATGGGGTATTGACGTTTACTTTCAAACACAAAAAGCGCAGTGAATTGGAAAAACTGGAGAAAGCGCTTCGTGAGGCCAGCGAAGAGCAGTTGAGCTCTGGCAATTATAGCAATCTACCGATGGCTGACTTCTTACGTGAGATCTGCGCCACTTGGACTTTACCCGATGAGTTGGATCAGGAAAGTCTAATCACTTTGCTGGACAATTATCCACGTGCTTTTGATGCTATCGCTACGGCTTATACCAAAGAGCTGATGGCGGTACGAGAAAAAAACTAATCACGCTTGCTGAAGCCTTCTATTCGCCGGAAACGCCCCGTGAAGAACTGGCCGCATTTGGTCTATCTCCCGATGACTATGAAACAACCGTTCTCGATGTTTGGCCGGATATGCAGCCTGCATTCCAACTTTTTCAAGCGATGGCAACCCAATGGCGTACCGGTATGGGAGGTATTACGGGGTTAGATTACAATTGCCTTCCCTGGTTAATGCGGGTTTATGCCGTGGAGGATGAAGCAAGCGTGTTAAATGACATCCGAATTATGGAAACCGCAGCGCTTAAGGTGATCCACCAAAAATAATCGTCTGCGATGATGCCAGCCTTGAGCTGGCTTTATTGTTATAGCCAGGAGTAAGGCATGGCAGATATTACAACTATGACGCTGCGTGTTAATGCCAGTGATTTGCAGCGAGCTAATAGAGATCTGGTTGATTTGCAAAGCAACATTTCTGTGGCAACGGGACGATTCGAAATGTTGAATCGTACGTTACGCAGCGGAATGCAGGAGATCAGCCGTTATAGCAATATTGGTAGGCAACTGTCTCAGCTAGGAGATAGTACCAATGCTTTTATAATTAACTTGAGAAGAAGCACTGCAGCAATAGAAGAATACCGGCAAGCGCTGGAAGGGATGCAGGGACAAGCTTCGAATACAGCTTCCGTTTCTGGCTCTACCTCAGGAGATTTTGGTTGGAAAGAGGCTTTGGACCAGGGTTCACAGCTAGTAGATACCTATGATCAGGTGCAGAAAGTACTTGCTCCATTAGGAAGGATGGCTGCTCCGGTTGCTTTAACTGTGGGTTCAATAGCATTGCTTGGTACCGCATATTATCAAGGTGCAAAAGAGTCTGAAGAATTTAACAGGCAGTTAATCCTAACCGGTAATTATGCAGGGAAGAGCTCGGATCAATTACAGGATTTGGCGCGTAAATATGCTGATTTGGGTGGCGGTATGGATACCGCCTCTGAAACCATAGCAAAAATAGTTGGAACCGGTGCATTCTCCGGTGAGCAAATTGACGGGGTAACAAAAGGTGTCTTGGCGCTGCAACAAGCCACCGGCCAGACCGCAGAGCAGGCTATCAATGCGTATAAGAAAATATTTACCGATCCGATAACCAGTGCTTATGAATTAAATAAAGCCTATAATTATTTGTCTGTCGCTGAATTTGAACATATTCTTCAGTTGGAAGAACAAGGGAAGGTTGCAGAAGCTAGCGACTTAATTGCACAAAAGACTGCAATTACTTTCGAAGAACGAGCAAATAAATTAGTAGAAAATTTAGGGTATATAGATAAAGCAGTTCGTATAGCGACATCTGGTTGGGATTCATTCTGGAATATGCTGAAAGGTATCGGTCGAGATGATAGCCTGTCAGATCAACTTAAAGCTGCTCGGTTGGAAGTCTCTTCTATAAAGAGCAGTTTGAATATGTCTCGCGGTTTTGATACGCCAGCTAATTCAGATTATGGTAATTACTCACGGCCCATAGTGGATAAAGAAAAGATAATAGCAGATGCTGAAGGAAAAGTATGGCTTCTTGAGTTAGTTACCACATTGCAAGACGATGTTTCTGCGGCGATTGCTGCAGAAAATGTTGCTCAGAGATCAACTTTTGAACAGTTAATTGAAGAGTATAAGAAGAGACTGGCACTTCGAAATAGACCAACAGAAAAAGTATATTCAATCCCTAACGTAAAGCTAGTTGAAAACAAAATAGAGCCTTATCAGTCTCATAAGGACGATACACAAGTTCTTCTAAAGCAATCTTCATCTGACTATATTAAAAACATGACGGAACGGCAGGAGGTTTTACGTGATAGCGCTGGTAAAAGTAATCGAACTATCCAGCGTGATGCAAGCAAGTCCCAATTTAAGAAAGAATGGATTCAAAAAGGTGGAGAACCATCAGGGATTGATTATGAAAGTCAATTAAAAGCCCTTACTGACTTCCATGCAGCTGAGGACGAAATCCGCGGTAGTTGGCTTGATGGAGCACAAAAAGGCTGGAGTGAGTATCTGGACTCTGCGACCAATGTGTATGATTCAATGGCCAATATCGGCCAAGCGACCTTTAGCGGTTTATCAGACATGCTTACCAGCATGGTGACCACTGGCAAAGCCAACTTCCAAGAGTTTACCGCCTCGATCCTGAAAATGATTATCCAAGTGATTAACCAACTGCTGGTAGCCTTTGTCATGCAAAAAGCTATGGGTTGGATTAACCCATCGGCTGCAGCAACAGGACATTCCAGTGGTGGCTATACCGGCGACGGCGGTAAATACGATCAGGCGGGCGTGGTGCATCGTGGCGAGTTCGTGATGACCAAAGAAGCTACCCAGCGGATCGGCGTGGGCAATCTCTACGCCATGATGCGCGGCTATGCGGATGGTGGCCTGGTGGGTGGCAACAAAGCCCCGATGTACGGCTTGGCGGCAGAGCAGGGCGGTGGCATTACGGTCAACAGCACCGTGGTTATGAACAATGACGGCTCGGCGAATGCGGCCAATAGCTCCTCTGCCGGTGACGGCATGGGCAAGCTGGTGCAGGGCATCGTTAATCAGGCAATCACCGAACGTTTGGGCAAAGAGCTCAAGCCGGGCGGCCTGATCTGGAATGCCTCTGCGGCCCGCTGAATCTCTTTATCAATCATCAATAGTAACAACCGCAGTCTGGCATCAGGCCTCATTAATTGCTCCTCAATCGTTGTTTCCCCTCACCCCAACCCTCTCCCACAGGGAGAGGGGGCTGGTATGGTGCCGTGTTCAGGTACATAAGTAACCTGTAACAAGGGTGATAGGAAAGACGAATGCATGATCCAATATGTGGCACGTACTGTCCCCTCTCCCTGTGGGAGAGGGTTAGGGTGAGGGGTAATTCTAGCCCGGTGACTGACGGTTATTACTGCTCGGAGTCTTTATGCTTATCGATACTTTCCAATGGCAAACCCAGGCCTCGCCTAGCGGTAACTTTGTCCATAACGTCAGAAGTGCGCAGTTCGGCGACGGCTATAAACAGGTCAGCAGCAATGGGCTGAACCAGGCGGTACAACAGTGGCAGTTGGCCTATACCGGCCATCCGGCCGTGACCCAGTCGATGCTGGCCTTTTTAAATCAACACGTGCTCGTCGCCTTTTTCTGGACGCCGCCCAACGGCAAGAAAGCGCTATTTCGCGTCAAGTCGGATTCAATTTCCGTCACGCCGCTTGCGCGCAATGTGGAGGCGTTGAGTTTTGCCTTTGAACAAGCCTTCGGCGTATAGGTGCAATCATGTCATTTAACAGTGAAGTGCAAAAGCTGGCACCTGGGGAACTGATCCAGCTGATTGAAATTGATGGCACCGCCTTTGGCGCGGCCATCATGCGCTTTCATGCGCACAATATTCCCCACACTCAGGCCGAGATCGCGGCGGCGGGCAACGATGCCCAGCGGCTGAAACCAAAATCGATCTGGTGGCAAGGAAACGAGTATGAGGCGTATCCCTACGAAATCACCGGCTTGGCAGCAACCAGCGACGGTTCACAACCAACGCCCAGGCTTAGCGTTGCCAACCTCAGCAATCTGGTGTCTTCGTTGTGTCTGACCTTCAACGACATGGTGCAGGCGAAAGTGCGGGTACACGACACCTTTGCCAAATACCTGGATGCGGTCAACTTCCCCGAGGGGAACGCCCTTGCCGATGCTTCGCAGGAGCGAGTGCAGGTTTTCTACATTGACAGCAAAAGCACCGAAACCAACAGCGTGGTGGAGTTCCAGCTCTGTACACCGTTCGATCTGCAAGGCCAGCAACTGCCCTCGCGACAAATTCACGGGCTTTGCACCTGGTGCATCCGAGGTTGGTACCGCAGCGGCAGGGGTTGCGATTACAGCGGCGGAGCCTGTTTTGATAAGGACGATAAACCGATCGACGATCCGGCGTTGGACGTCTGTGGTGGCCGGGTGTCCTCCTGTAAAAAACGCTTCGGTGACGCGCAACCCCTGGCCTTTGGCGGGTTTCCAGGTTCCAACCTGTTGGGGAGGTAATGATGCAGGCTGAAATCATGCAGGCCATCTGTGAGCATGCCGCAGCGGAGTATCCCAATGAGTCCTGCGGTTTTGTGGTGCAGAACGGGCGTAAGGCGCGTTATCTGCCGTGCCGCAATGTGGCGGAAAACGCGTTGGATAACTTTGTCATTTCCCCTCAGGAATACGCGCAAGCGGAAGATCAAGGCGAGATCATTCGCATCATCCACAGCCACCCTGATGTGCCCGTATTGATCCCTTCGGAGATGGATCGCCTGCAGTGCGATCACTCGGGCATTGTCTGGGGCATCGTCTCGTGGCCCGAAGGGGATTACACCGAAGTGGTACCACGCGGTGAGCGCCCGTTGGTTGGGCGCAGTTGGCTGTTGGGCCATGCCGACTGCTGGTCATTGATCCGGGATTATTATCGCCAGGAACACGGCATCGCGCTGAATGATTACTCGGTGGAGCATGAATGGTGGATCGACGGTAAAACTCGCCTGTATGACGATCACTGGTACGACGAAGGATTCCGGGAATTTCAGGGGCCGATGCGTGCGGGCGATATGATCATGATGCAGGTTTCAGCCCCGGTTACCAACCACGCGGGTATCTATCTGGGGGACGGCATGATGCTGCACCATCTGTTCGGGCAGCTCAGCCAGCGTTATCCCTACAGCGGATATTTTCAGGAGCGGACGGTACGCGTAGTCCGCAGGAAGGAGCTTCTATGATGCAAACAACAAGACTGATCCGGTTGGGTGGCCAACTGGGTAAAAAGTTCGGTAAAACCCATCGGCTGGTGGTGGCGGATACTCGCGAAGCGCTGCGCGCGCTGTGTATCACCTTGCCCGGATTTGAGAGCTTTATGATGAATGCCCATAAGGACGGCGTGCAGTTTGCCTTCTTTAATGGCCCACAGAATATCGGCCTGGCCGAGTTTGCTACCTCTAAAGGCAGCGCCGATATTCGCATTATGCCGGTGATCGCCGGGAGTAAAAGCGCCGGAGGGTTTCAGATTATCTTGGGAGTGGCAGCGCTGGTAGGGGCATTCTTTACCGCAGGCGGAACGATAGGACTTTACACTTCGGCGTTGGCTGCCTCTGGCGCAACAGCAACTCTTAGTGCCACGGCGGTTGCCGCTGTTAGCGGTTTAACAATGATGGGTGCTTCAATGGTACTCGGTGGTGTCATGCAACTGATGATGCCACAGCCGAATTTCGGCATGTCTTCGTCACAGTCGGTGGAAAACAAACCCTCCTACGCCTTTGGCTCACCGGTCAACACCACGGCGCAGGGCTACCCGGTGCCGGTGCTGTACGGCGAACGGGAAATCGGTGGCGCGGTGATTTCCGCCGGTATTTACGCTGAAAACCAGCAATAACCCCCTTTAGGGCATTTTTCTACAGGTCGCATTCGCGACCTTTTTTGTGGGCGCAATATGACAAAGTTAACTATTCATGGGCGCAAGGGCGGTGGTGGATCGGCGCATACGCCGGTTGAAGCTCCCGATGATTTGCAGTCCAACGCTAAAATCAAAATCCTGCTGGCGCTGTCTGAAGGGGAAATTGCCGGTGAGTTAGACGGCACCCGCATTCTGCTCGACGGCACCCCGGTACATAACCCCGATGGCAGTGAAAACTTTACCGGCCTGAAGTGGGAGGTACGTAACGGTACCCAGACTCAGGCTTATATCCAGGGCATGCCGGATGTAGAGTCTGAAACGCCGGTCAACGTCAAGCTGACCACCACGAACGTCTGGACCAAAACCTTCACCCGAACCGATATCGACGCACTGCGTATTCGCATGGGGTTCCCGGCGCTGTTCCAGCAGGAAGATAACGGCGATATGAACGGTTCGCAGGTGGAATATCTGATTGAGCTTTCCACCGACGGCGGAGCCTATCAAACCGTGGTCACCGGCATGTTAAAGGGTAAAACCACCAGCCTGTACGAGCGCGATCACCGGATTAATCTGCCAAAAGCGACCACCAGCTGGACGCTGCGCATCAAGCGCATCACCCCAGACTCCACCAGCAGCAAGCTGGTAAACACTACCCAGATCCAGACCTACACCGAGATCGTGGACGCCAAGTTCCGCTATCCCAACACCGCCTTGCTGTTTATCGAGTTCGATGCCCAGCAGTTCAGTTCAGTGCCGAAAATTACGCTCAAGCCGAAGGGCAAAATCATCCGCGTGCCGACCAACTACGATCCGTTGGCACGGACCTACAGCGGCAATTGGGATGGCAGCTTTAAATGGGCCTGGAGCAACAACCCGGCCTGGGTGTTTTACGATATCGCGCTGGATAAGAATTACGGCTTAGGCAACCGGGTTACCGCCGCCGAGATCGACAAATGGGGGTTGTACAGCATCGCGCAGTATTGCGATGAGCTGATTGATGACGGTTTGGGGGGCGGGGGCAAAGAGCCGCGTTTCCTGTGCGACGTGTATATCCAGTCGCAGCAGGATGCCTACACCGTATTGCGTGATATCGCCGCCATCTTCCGCGGCATCACCTACTGGGGCAACGACCAGCTGTTTGCCTACGCGGATATGCCGCGCGATGTGGATTTCGTTTATTCGCGGGCCAATGTCATCGGTGGTGAATTTGCCTATGCGTCGGGGTCTTATAAGAATCGCTATACCTCGGCGCTGGTGAAGTGGGGCGATCCGGCCAACCATTATGCCGACGCAGTGGAAGCGGCTTACGATAATGAACTGGTGAAGCGCTACGGCGTTAACCTGACTGAAATCACCGCCATTGGCTGCACGCGGCGCACCGAGGCTCACCGCCGTGGGCGCTGGGCAATCCTGAGTAATGCCAAAGATCGTACCGTCAGCTTTACCGTCGGGTTGGACGGCAATATCCCGCTACCAGCTCGGATCATCGGCATTGCAGATGCCATGCTGGCAGGCAAGACCAACGGCGGGCGCATCCATTCCGCGCAGGATCGCGTGGTGGTGCTGGATCGTGAAGTAGCGTTTGGTAAAGGCGATCGCCTGATCGTCAATCTGCCAGACGGCACGGCGCAAACTCGCACCATCGCCAGTATCGCGGCTGACAAGCTTACGGTGACGCTGACCGCACCGTTCCGCCAGCAGCCTGAGCCTGAAGCCGTCTGGAGTATCGATTCCGACAGCCTGGCGATCCAGCAATTCCGCGTGGTGTCGGTCCAGTCCAACGATGATGGCACCTTCGCCATTAACGCCGTTGAGCACGATCCGGATAAATACACCTTTATCGATAACGGCATCCGCCTGGATACGCCGCCAATCACCGTCACGCCACCAGGAGCGATGCCTGCTCCGGCGAATATCGCCATCTCGCGCTACGACTACGTCAGCCAGGGGATTAACGTTGCCTCAATGCGGGTGCAGTGGCGTGCTGTTGCTGGCGCGGTGACCTATGAAGCCCAATGGCGCAAAGATAACGGCAACTGGGTGAATGTGGGATCGACGCCTTCACTCGGGTTTGACGTTAACGGCATTTATGCCGGTAACTACGACGTGCGGGTACGAGCGGTGAATGCGGTGGGCGTTTCCTCACAGTGGGGTCATGCCGAGCCGAGTTATCTGGCAGGAAAAGCGGGTGTACCGCCCAAGATTGTCTCGTTGGCGGCAACCAAGGATGTAGTGTTTGGCATCCAGCTTTCCTGGGGCTTTGGCCAGAACTCTGCCGACGGCCTGAAAACCACCCTGATGGTAGCCAGCCGGGCGGATTTCGCCGACGAACGCTTACTGGCCGATGTGCCGTATCCGCAGCATCGCTATGACATGCAAGGCCTACGTGCCGGGCAGGTGCTTTACTTCCGCGCGGCCTTTACCGACAAAACCGGCAACCAGTCCGACTGGAGCGAGTTTGTGCGTGGGATGGCTTCGGACAGTGCGGACGTGGTGTTGGCGCAGATCGCACAAAGCATTACCGAGACTGAACTGGGCAAAGATCTGTTGGAGAAGATCAACAGCCTGCCTTCGGATCAGAACGTCCAGGATCTGGCCGAGAAGATCGCCCAGGCGCAGGCTGATATCGAGGCGAACAGGGATGCGCTGCAAGGGGATGTCGATACCCTGCAAGCAGCGCTGAACAAGGTTAACGCCGAGCTGGCGGGCCGCAATGCCGATCTGAGCAATGCTGTTGATGTGCTGCAACAGGATTTGACGCAGCTGGGCAAAGCCGCCATCGAAAACAGCCTGACCATCGAGCATAACCGCCAAAAACTCGCCCAGGCTCAGGAGGCGCTGAATAGCGATATCAAGGATGCGCGCGGGGAAATTGACAGCACCCGAGCCAGCTTGGCGCGTGCAGATGCCGAACTGCAAGCCAAGGTCGATGCCCTTACCGGTGGCACCAACGCGGCCATGGCCGAGGTCGCTTCGCAGATCACTCAATTGCAGGATGATGATCAGCAACTGGCCAGCAAGCTAGACGTGGTGATTGCCAAGGCCGAGGGGAATGCCGCGCAAATCGCGCAGGAGAAAGCGGCACGTGTGGATGCCGATGGGGCGTTAGCCAAGGATATCAGCTCGGTGAAAGCCACGGCGGATAATCAGCAGGGTTTGATTATCAAGCTGGAGCAGGCGCAGGCCTATGCCGATTCTGCTTTGGCTAAGGTGGAGTCCAACGTTTCCGCCAATGCCAAGGCAATCGGCAGCAACAAGACGGAACAGGACAAGGTTAACTCGCAGGTTACGCAGAAAACCGAAGCGCTGGCCGATCAGCAGAAAACGCAGGGCCAGCAGCTCAGCGGTCTGACTTCTGAGTTTAGCGAAAACCGAGCGGAGGTGACCCAACAGCTGAAAACGCTGGCGGCGACAGACTCGGCTCAGGCCCAGCAGATTTCCGGTTTGCAGGCCAGCACGGGCAGTAACACTGCGGCTATCCAGGCAGAGGCGAAATCCCGTGCCGATGCCGACGGTGCGCTGAGCCAACGGGTTGACGTGATCCAGGCGACCAGCCAGGAAAACACGGCGGCCATCACCCGCCTTGGTATCGCGCAAACCGAAGCCGAAAGCAGCACGGCCAGCCTGCAACAGGCATTGGAGGCTACGGCCAAGGCGAATATCGAACAGGCGCTTAAGCAGGATAACGATGTTCAACGTCTGGACGTGAGCAGCGCCCGGTTAACCACGGCGCAAACCGTTTTCGCCGATCGGCAGCAGGCGCAGGCCCAGCAGATCACGCAGCTGGATGCGAACTTTGGTGATGTGTCTGCGCAGTTGCAGCAGGAGATCACCACCAGGGCCAGCGAGACCGGCGCATTGTCGCAACGCTTTGACCATCTGAGCGCAGATGTCGGCAGTAATCAGGCTGAGGTCAATCAGCGTTTGCAGGCGCTGGTGGATAGCGGCAGTGCTCAAGCGTCGTTAATTACCGGCCTGGGGGCGGCCAGCGGCGAAAATAAAGCAGCGATCGCCGCCGAATCGCAAGCGCGGACCACGGTGGATGAAGCGCTATCTCGGCAATTGAGTTCGCTAGATTCCACCGTGGGGCAAAATACGGCGGCCATCAACGAGCGGCTACAGACGTTGGCCAATCAAGACTCGGCGATGGCGGAGCAGATTGGTTCATTAACGGCGACCTCCGGCGAAAACAGCGCGGCGATCGGCGAGCTGAAGCAGGCACAAAGCGACTCGGCCGGTTCGCAGGCCTCGCTCAGCAGTTCGCTTGAAGCCATTGCCAAGGCGGATATCGAGCAGTCGTTAAAGCAGGCGGAAGACGTTATCAGCAATGACGTGGTCACCGCATCGATCAAGACCCAGCAGAACGTAATGGCGGACGATCAGCACGCCCAGGCGCAGCAGATCACCGAATTACGCGCGAGCTTTGGTGATGTTGATGCGCGCTTGATGACGGAACAGACGGTGCGTGCGGAAGCTGACAAGGCGTTATCCCAGCAGGTGACAGCGCTGGCAGGCACCGTGGGGGACAACAATGCCCAACTCAATCAGCAACTGCAGGTGCTGGTGGATACGGACAGCGCCCAGGTCAAGCTGATTAACGATCTGACCAGCCGCACGGGAACAAATGAGGCTTCGGTTACCGCCTTGAGTCAAACGCTTACCGATAGCAATAGCGCGACGGCTCAGCAAATTGGCGCTCTGCAATCCGCTACTGGTGACAATACTTCGGCGATTACCTCGTTGTCGAAAACCGTGACCGATAACCAATCGGCAACGGCCAGAGAGCTTGGGTCGTTGAATTCTGCTGTAGGTAGCAATGCCTCGGCTATCAGTTCGCTGTCGGAGAGCGTTACTGATAACCAGAAATCAACTTCAAAGCAAATTACCAACTTATCTACCTCGGTAGGGGGGAATACAGCAGAGATTGAAAAACGTGGGCAAACAGTTTTCGACATGGCTGGAATTGGTAAAGCGACGTTTTCAATTAAAACAGGCGTTAATTATAAAGGTCAGTATCATAGTGCGGGAATGGCCATTGGGGTTGAAACGCGCGCTGATGGAACCGTTGATCGGCAAGTTTTATTTGATGCGAATAGATTTGCTTTCCTTGATAGTTCCACATCCAAGGTTTCATTACCATTCACGATCCAGAATGGACAGACGTTTATTAACTCTGCATTTATTGCTGACGGAACGATCACTAATGCCAAAATTGGTAATTATATTTCATCAGATAATTACAATTGGGATAATAAAACCGGGTGGGTAATAAGTAAAACAGGTGATGCGGCATTTAATAGTGTGACTATTCGTGGGCATATTGAGGCATGGAGTGGTTATTTTAATGGCGCAATATATGCTGATAGTGGTGTTCTGAATAATGTTACCATTAATGAATCCTGCACTATTAAGGGAACTTTAGATGCAAGCAATATAACTGGTGATATATATAATACTCAGTCTGGAGGCATTTATGTAACGCCAGTAACTCCTTTTTCATCTGGCTTTAGTTGGTCAGGTCAGTCTGGGGATCATACTTTATGGAATATCATTGGTGAAAACTTCGATAGAGTAATGGACACGAATGTGACGGTGTATGCAATGAGCTATAACCGTCAATACTTCTCACTTGTCCTGGTCAGTCCTGGATATGCAGATACGCTCCTCGCTTTTAAAGATACGGGGAATCGTGGTGAGAATGGGCCTATGACTCATTTGATTGCTGACGTAAGGCTACCAAGGATTGGTAGGGGTCAACAGCATAAGTTAATAATGAGGATTGGCGAGTCTAGAGATGGCACGGTAACAATAAGTACGCCGATACTTAGTGGGAGCGGTAATTCAGCTGTTTATGCTTCGCCAAAGCTTCAAGTTTATAAAGCTGGGCGAATAATCGCTACAAGTGGTCCTATTTAAATAAACATCCCTCCGCACTGCGGAATTTTTTATTTGGAGTAAATATCTATGTGGTACAAAACAGGCACTATCAATTTAATCGCTAATAACGCCACCGTAACGGGTACAGGCACCGCGTGGGCCGATGCCAAGTTTGGCGTGATGCCAGGTATGATTTTGCTGGCACCGGACAATAAGCTGTATGAAGTTAAACAGGTGAATAGCAATACTTCACTGACCCTGAACAGCAACTATGCCGGCACAACGGCTAGCGGGCAGAGCTATGCAATTATCACTACCTATGAAGGTGATATCAGCCAGTTCTCCGCTCGCTTTGCGGCAATGCTGACCTTCTTCCAAGGTAGCCGCAATGATACGGTGAGCTGGTTTACTGGTTCCGGGGATATGACCTTTACCAAGGATGATGGCACAAAGCTAACTGTGCCAACATTAGCGAAGATCCAAGCCGATTATCTGTCAAAAACAGCCACTGCAGACCAAGGTATAGCAGGTCCGGTATTGTTCTCCAAAGCTGCAACGTTTAATAATGGCTCAACATCACTCGGCGATAACGTTTTTCAAGCAAAAACTGCCGGGGCAAACGTGATTTTGCGTTATAAGGATATGGATGGGGTCGAGCAGGGAGCAATATATGTAACCTCTGCTACGGGGCAGATGACGCAGCGTTGGGGAGGTACTGCTTTTAGCGCGGTATATAAAAATGATGGAACAGTTGCATTCCCAAACGATATTTATTCTGGTTCTGCGAAAGTTGCGACAAAAGCAACAGGGATCGGGGTTGCTGACTTAAACGACTTTAAAAAGGAGGGGGATTTCTACCAGCACAGCTCATCTAATGCGACCTTGTTAAAAAACTACCCTGCTTTATTAGCTGGTACATTAAGAGTTCTTGAGCCCAGAGCATCACAGAATGATAGATATACCTGTAACCAGATTTATTATCCGTTTAGCATTTCGAATTATTATTTTGCTCGACATTATGCCGCTTATAACGACACTTGGACAGCTTGGGAGCAATATGATTCAAGGAACAATAATGACGCGCGTTATTTGCAAATCGGTGCGTATGGGCTAGGGGCTGATTATAGACCATCATTATCAGGGTATTCGTTAGCGTCTGATTATAGAATTAATGGCGCATTTTATGCCAATCTATCATCAATGACGGACACATTTGGCAATACAAACACTCATGTGCTGAATGTCTCAGGTTATACCGGGCGGACACATTGTTTCCAACTGGCGTTCCCGTTGGGTTCGGACAGAATGGGGTTCCGTCGTATTCAAAATAACGGTGTTGGTGAATGGAAAGAAGTGTGGCATACCGGAAACACCACCATTGACGCCAACGGCTTCCTGAAAAAAGCATCACCCATCGCCCGTCTCTCCAGTAACCCAGAGAAAATGTCCGACGAATACCTGGATGGCTTTACCCTGTCTGGGCTGGCGGCGGTGAATGGTGAGGCTGCGGGTGTTACCGCAGAGCGAGTCTCTATCGGCGTATACAAAGTAACGGGTTCGCTAGGTTTCGCGCTGGAAGGCTGGAACATCGAAGTTCCGCAGGACGTCAACGGCAATCGCCTATGCTTCGTCGCCACCGAAGCGGCCGAAGACGGTACTATCACTGTCAAGGTCAGCAAACGCCGCTTTGATATTGATACCGCAGCGATCGTTGCCGGGGAGCCGATGGACATTCCAGAAGGGCGCTGGATCGATCTGCGCTTGGAGATGTCGCCGGTTGAGGAAGTTCAGAGCGAACCAGAGCCGGAAAGCCACGAAGGCGAAATGGCGAGCGAGTAA